TCAAAAAATAATTTTACTTTGTCCATCGCTGTTGGGTCCTCACTTACGACTACCCACGCCAAAATTACGATTGGCGCCGAGAGAATTATCAAAACAGCCTCGTCCTTCCAGTCCGATTGCCTAGCCTCAAGAAGTTTGCCTTGGTAAGCTTCTTTTCCTTCGGCCATACGAGACGCATGCATTAACTGTGCGTCTGACATTGCCATTTTAGTCTTCTGCTTGTTAGCGTAAATTTTACTTCCAGCAGAAACGGCTAATTTAATTGCCTGAAACCACATGTTAGTACCAAGTAGCTATTTTTTTCTTTTCAGATAGCATTCTTTTAGTACCTCTAACTTTTTCCTTGTCTCCAGTAGGAATATAGTTGAAAGCACCATCTGCAGTAGTTTTAGATCTTGGATCTACTTCAATATTCTGCTCAGGAACTGCTACTTCTTTTGATTTTTTATAATTTATCATAATATTTACCTTTACTAATTTATATTACTATTATTTTTTTTTGCAAGACTTACTCCAGCTCTTAATTCTGCTAAATCTTGGTTTTGTTCTAGCTTATCGTCAAAAATATCTCTTGCTTGAACCAATTTTGCTCTATCAAGGTCTGCTTTTGCTTCATCAGCTTCTTTTCTTCGTTCATTTTCCATCGCACGTAGGTCAACTTCACGTGATTTTAGTTTTAATAATGGATCTGAATCAAATTGTGACGTAATTTCTTTTTCTTCTTTAACAAAATCAGCTGTTAATTCAGAAATTAGCACAGATTTTCTTGCTTCTATGTCTTGAGACATTTTTTGTAGTTGTTGTTGAGCTTGAGGGTCTTGTTGAGCCTGTTGTTGAAGCATTTGAATTTGTTGTATAGCTTCTGCAAACTCTAATTCTACTTGTTCTTGCGCCATCAAACTAATATGTTCTAAAATATTCTTTTGAATAGCTGCCATAATCTGTGGATTATTTTTAACCATGTTAGTAGACATAAAAGTTAAGTGAGAAGTAATGTGTGCTCTATGATCTTGCGCACGAAATGCTTGAAAAGGCTTTCCACCCAAAGCATTTATGTGTTCTAAACTTGGATCCATTGGTTGCATTGGAGCAGGGGGAGGTAAAACCTGATCAATATTTTTTACACCCAACGCTTCATACATTTTTCTATAAGCTTGATATAAATTATGTAGTTGTGGTTGTGATGTTGCAAGTTGCAATTCAGTTTGTGCCATTGAAATTCTTTGTGCCATTGAAAATATATTTGGATCTGCAACTGGTAAGATATCTACCCTGTCATCAAAATCCATTTGTTTAACTTCTCTTTTTCCACCAACAACATCAAAAGGATAAACAGGTGGTAAATAAGTTTTAAATACTTTTGATAATAATCTAAATTCTTGTTTCATACCTGAGTATAATCTTTTATGAATAGCAGACATAACACGTGAACCACGTTCAAGAAGTGCAACAGTAGTTCCTACTGCAGCGCCCTGATTACCATCACCAACTTGCATGTCAGCAATAGCCGCGAATCTTTGACCAGCTTGTACAACAACACCCATTAATTGTAGTAAAGTTGTAGAAGGTTCTTTGTAAGGCAAAGTCATAAATGCATCTCTTAAATTACCACCAGGTGCATCTACATCTCTAAACTCTCCAGGTTGTAGTGGGGCTGCTTCATCTCTTACTCTAATACCACGTTGTTTAAATCCAGCAGGTAAATTAGATAGTGTTCCTGCATCCAACAATTGACGGAGTGCAGCAGTTGCAGTTCTACTCAATCCGCCAATCATGTGGATTAATCCAAAGCCATAAAATCCTAGTCCCGGTAGAAATTTGAAATGTACAAAATATTGGATCTTATTTCTTTTTGGATCTGTAGGTTCGTAGTTTCTACGAATAGCTAAAACTTTTCTTGAAGTCTCATCGACAGTCACAACGTAAGGTAGTTTAATTCCTGTTGGATTTAATTCTGCATCTTTATCTTCAAAACCTTCTAAATCTAAATTAACATGACACTCTAACAAAGTAAAAATTGTTTCTTGCTTACCAGTTTTTTTACTACCTTCTAATTCTCTTTCTTTATTTTCTACTTCGTCCTTAGTAACACTTTGTGGTTTTTCTAATTCAATATCAGAATAAAAACCATTAACTTGTTGTTTTCTTAAATCATTTTCTGAAATTTTTAATGTATGAATAATCGCTTCCGCATCCTCTAATGAGGTAGCAGAATACGGAACGACTAAATCATCTGCTGGGATAAACTTAGATACAGCTCTTCCCAATAAATCGTCATAATAAATTTTTTTAAATGTAGATCCAGCTAATGGTAAATGAAATAACATTTGATCAAATTCTGGTTCATACTCTTCCATTTTTTCCATCAACTCATAGTTCATATAATCTTTAACACGATTAGCTTGAGCTTCTTTTTCTCTGTCAGGATTACCAACTATCTGAGTTCTAACCGGTCCTTCTGCAGGTAATAATTCTTTATAAGCTCCAGCTTGAAACTGTGTAACTGCTTCTGCAAGAACTGGGTGGGTTGCACCACTAGCTCCTTGAAAAGGTTCTGTTCTGTTTTCATATTTAAATCCTAAAAGATCTAAACCAGTTGTGTATGATTGTTCCCATTCTTTTCTAGAAGATTTATAATCCATGTAGTTTTCTACAAGTTCAGATCCAATTGGATCTGTAATATCTTCTGGTAATAATTCTGCTAAGTTATCGAAGTGACTTTCTGTCCCTTCCATATTAACTTTACTTGGATCAAAGTTAACTTCAACACTTCCATCTTCATTAGGTGTAACCTCGACTCCAGGATCTTGGGCCTCTAAAGATTTCTCTTGTTCAATTTCTATTTCTTCTTGAGGATCAACCTCGATCGATGTTTTTACGTTTGGTAACGATTTGTCTATATCTGCCATTTATTTTCTCCGGTGTATCTTCTACCTTAACCTGTTTTAAAGGAATATTCAACCCCTGTGGATTGGGCCCTCTTTTAGGTGGTATTGTTTTAGTTAGTTTTTTCATTTTTTAAGTGTTAAAGAATCAGGGTCACCTACTTCTTCTAAAATTTCTTCTATGTTATCTAGACCATCTTCAGAGTCAGTTAGTTTACCATCACCGTCTGGTCTTACAGTATACTCATCATATTCATCTGCTGGTTTTACTTTAGTAGTTTCATCAGCTCTACCAGGGCTATAAGTCATGTACTCATCTGATACTATACCATCTTGATCATAAAACACCCCTTCATTTCTTTTTCTAATTACAATATTACCTGTTCCTAAATCTTCGGTCATCATATAATCTTTATATGATGTAACAACTTCTCTCTCTTGTGTTGAAGCTTTTTTTGTTATGTCATCACCCATAAATCTAATTTTTTCTGCAAGTTTAAAAAAATATGGTGGAGGATAAGTCCCTACTGTATCTTTTGCAACTTTTTCTGCAACTTTAGTTGTTGTTGCAAGTTCATCTCCAAAGCCTAACATCTTAGCAAGAATAACTGCACCCCCTGCGCCCGTTGCTTTTAAAAAATCTCTACGTGTTAGATTCTGTGTTGATAATACTTCATCAATTTCTTTATCCATAATTTCTTTTGTCGTATCATTTACAGGTAGCTTTCTATTCTTAGCATATGCTTTTAAAAGTTTTAAACCAGGAAATATAGGTGCTGTAAGTTCTGCACCAAGAGTTACTTGGTCTGCTAATACTTTAGGACCAATAGTTGATCTTCTATCTTTTTGTTTTTGTTCTTCTGATTCAATTAAACTTTTTAAACCTGTTTTTTCTGTAATAACTTTTGTACCTTCTGTTCCAACTAAGTTATCTAAAAACTCAGTGAAGATTCCTGTACCTTTAATATTCGATGGCATTACATCTGTGTAGTCTTGAACATAACCTTGACCCGTGCCGCCTGTAATTTTAAACGCAGGTTTTCTTATAAGATCCGCTGTCAACTGACCAAGTGCAGGTAATACTCTTGCACCAAACTCACCAATTCTAATACCAGTCTCTGCTAATCTATCTCCGTAGTATGCGTAGTTTCTTGGATCAATCATGTCATTTACTAACGCAACAGGGTTCATGGTTTCTCTGTAGCTATCTGCTTTTGGTAATTCAGCATCAGGGTTCAATAAAAAATATTCTAGTTCTTTTGCAAAGTCTTCATTAGCACCA